CAGCCGGTCACTGCGGTCAGTGTCTGCTTGGCACCGATGCCTGTTACAGCATCAAGCCACCAGATACATTGGTAGTAACCTAACGGTACACCAGTTGGGAGCTGGTACCTTCCGTTGAATCCCACAACGGGGACCAACTGGAAGTCTCCATATCGCGTAACGTTTGCACTACCCAAAGGCAGTGCAGCTGTCCACGTTATGCTTCGTTGCCATGACTGCGACGTAATGGTAACGGCCTTGCTGACTTGCTTCTTGAAGAATGTTACATCGTAAGAAACCCATAGTTCACCAAGGTTTGTGCCGGCTGTGCTCATGCCCTGGGTTGCGATTTGAAACCGCCCGAGGTTATACATGTTTTGGCTTTCGCCTGCAGCAGTCGGGCCCGTGAAGAGGAGCCTAGTAGGTCGATCATCCGGGTCGCACTCGATACCATGTGCCACGCTGTGGGAAGATTTGGTGCTGCACGCATAGTCAGCATTCTCCATTTCTTGTTTTGTCGTGTACAAAGCATCGGAGCTGTTGTAGTCTGTAGCCAGCACAACAGTACCTAACGCTTGGCTGGTACCGTTGTATTCGCTGCTAGTTGACTTGAACTCAAAGATGATTCCATTGGGTTCCCACTGATCGAATTGAGCTGCAATGTTGCTCAACCAAGGAAAAGTGGTTGGATCTGCGGGATTAATATTGAACGAAAGCATATTGAATGCAGAGGCCCCATTGACGAGCGTGCCTGACATGATGTCTCCTAGGTATTCTCGCTCTTGGATACGCACTCCGCGCTTACCGTCCTTCCCGAAGGTTGGCACTTGGTTGCCATCGGTCTTCCCCATGTTCATCAGGGAATTGGTTTTCAGAGTGTAATCTCCGTAACCAAAGACCTTGCTCAAGGCTGACCCGGCCATCTCACCTAAGTCACCTTGGCCGATAACGCTGCCCAGCATGCGGCCTGCGCGGCCGCCTACCCCTTTGAGTGGCGTTGCGTTGGCTTTCACAAGCTGTTTGAGCTGTTTGAGTTCCTCCGCAATGTGGGCGCGATCACTATCTGTATAATCCCCTCGACCTTTTATGGTTTTCGGCTTGGCACTCTTGCGGCCCTGCTGGGCTTTGGATTTGGTCATTCTCTATAAGTAGAATGAAGGCAAGATACGCGATCCAAGCAGAAAAGGCACAGATAATGAGTAATGGATCCGTTTTATTGGATTTATATTACGTTAGTTTTGTATGAAGTCTTAGTCTGTAAGATTCACCTCCCCACCGGCCTGAGGAGGTCGTGCATACTTAGAGCACTTCACCAAGGCCAGGATGACCCTTGGGAAGTGCGGGCTCTGCTGGTATACATACGTAAACTGCAGCAGCCGCTCGAAACTGGGTTCCTTCACTATGAAAGTGTAAGCGGCCTTGAAGATGCCCAAGGGCTCCACTTCACCATTTGCATGGTAAACGTGCGAGCAGTACTCAAACTTGTCAGTGACAGGTTGGGCATCTTTCAAGGTTTTCCCCAGTATTCTATATCGCTCGGCTGCATCGGGGACGTGACTCTCCACACAGTCATCGCCGGCGCAAAGCTGCCAAAGGGCTCCCACCCATCGGCTGTTCTGTGTTCTAACCTTCGTGTTGATGCAGGCGGTTATAAACTGCCCAGACTTATTCCATCCGTCAATCATCTGCTCGTACACCAAGCCATCGCTAGTTACGTACAAGCCTTTCTTGATGCATTCAACTCGGTTTTGCACTAGGCGTGAATACGCATCATCCACGCCATCGGTACTATACAACACGTCAGAGGTGAAACCGTCGTAATCGAACTCCTGCATGGTCCATTCCCAAAAGGCCATATCACTGTGGTCAGCGGGCAAGTTCTCAAACACCTTCTCTATTAAGTGCTCGCTTGTCATGGTGCCAAACCCTATACCCAGGGCTGAGTATGTTTGAAACATACACTCCACAAGCTTCTTCGAGTGCCGGGTGAAGAGGAGTCTGTCTATGTCCTCGTCGACGACGGAGCCACACACAATCAACCTCTGCCTGCCAATGTCTAATTTCTCAATCTTCGTTGGTTCACTCTTTACGATCGGTCGGAACATGTCCATTAGGCCACATTCCCATCTCTGCATCGCGGACATGCCGCGAATCTCCTCTGGCGTAAACGCCAGCAGGACTATCATGCGTTGCACGACGAGTTTAACAAACTCATCGCGGTGTTGCTTGACCCATTCTTGTTTCTTGAGCATGGTGGTGCAGTACGGATAGCCAGCGTTGGCATCCGGATTCATGCTTTCAGCAGCCGCCATTATCACATTAAAGTGAGGGCGACCGTTGGCGTCAATCCACCAGGGTTTCGTCACTCTCGGAGTCAGCTCCGCCACGGAAAGCACAGCTTCTTGATAGTCGCTGGGCTTCCGCACCGGTTCAAACTTGTTCGAGTGCACGATCAAGGATTCCTTCTCCGCGGCGGCAGACCGCGGAGGCATTGCAAACTTTGCACATTCGGGTATGGCCGAGAGCAGACACTCCTCTCTAGGCGGGTACACTTCCACAACTCCCAAATCTGAGAACCGTGGTGGTACCACGCTACCTACCATGCGCAACCATCG